GGACCAGGTAGGCGTGGGTGAACCGGCAGGAGTCCCGCAGGATGGCCTGTCCGAGGTTGACACCCCAGCCGGTGTGTCCGCCGATGGTGGAGAAGCCGACGTCGCCCTGCTGGAGGGCCACGGTCAGACCCGTGGCGGCCAAGACCAGTGCCCGGACCCCTCGCCCTCGGTCCGCGACGTCGCCCAGTACGTGTCGACCCCGTCCAGCAGCACCTGCAAGTTCACGCACCCGGCGGACCAGGTGGCCACCACCACCGCCGGGAGTACCTGCCCCTCGGTGGCGCTGTTGCCCACGTGCGCGACGTAACCCAGCCGATCAGCCCGAATCTCGGCCATGCGCAGGCCCGCGTCCGACCGGCGCCGGTTGATGGCCTCGGCGTCCGCCGCGTTCAGCTTGTAGTGCACGATCCGACCGACCGTTGCCTCCATGGCTCCTCACTCCTGTCGTGATTTCGGGAAGTTGTGCAGGTCAGCCGCTGAACCCGGTCTGGATGGCCGGCAGCGCGAACGCCAGCAGTGCGCAGGCCGCACCGATCAGCGCGAGACTCACCCGGGCGGGAACACCGAAGCCAGCAAGGACGATGAGGAGCACGGCGGCGATGTAGAGCAGGGCGATGACGACCTTCACGACGTTCTCCTTCAGGCAAGCCCGAGGCCATCGCACCCACGACCGTCATCGGCGATGGCGCAGTCCTCGGAGCAGTAGAGCTGGATCACGGGCCGGCTGTGTTGGTCCCGGCCGTTGATGCGGTAGCCGCCGGGCATCTGGTGTCCGGGTGGTCCGGGCCAGGGCCTGTTGCACCCGGCCCGGTCGCAGGTGGGCGGGCCGGACTCGTCGGAGATCAGCATCTTGACCACCACGTCGGGACCTCAGTGGGATGCGACGTAGATGGCGACGACCACCCCGACGATGGTGATCACGAGTCCGCCGAGGCCCATCATCATCGCCACGCTCGCGCTGACACCACGACCACGGCCTTCGGCCTTGTCCAACCGGGTGGCCAGATCGGCGACCCGGTCCGCCAGCGCCTGGAGTTCCACCCGGGACGGGAACGACGCGGTCTGATCGGACAGGGTCTTGCGGAACTCGTTGACCGATTCGAACCTTTTTTCGTTCGCCGTCTCCGCCTTGGCGACCGCTTTCTCCGCGGCGATCAGCGCCGTGTTATGCATGGCGAATCCGCCCGCGATATACGTTCCTGTCGACGTGCTTAGCGACGCCACGGTTCCGCGTGCAGCGTCGGTCACCGCAGTGACGACCGCGCTGCGGTGCCACCCACCGATTGGCTGGCCTTCCCATACCTGGTCGGCGTTGACCAGAAGCCGGCCGGGCCGCACGCTGCCTAGGATCTTCATCACGTCGGCGCGAACGTCGATTGAGAACTCGATGCGAGGCTGTCGACCAGGAGATTCTCGCAGGCGGGCGGCGTGCGAGTCGCAACGCGCCTTGAGGGCGGCATCGATGCGGTCGGCGGTTTCCGACACTCGTTGTACGGCGGACAATCGAGCTTTGGCCGTGCCCTTGGTGAAGTAGAGGCAGCCCTCGCCATCGAGCATGCCGGCGAGCCAGCCGGCTTCCCATGATTTGTCGACATCCCAGACGTCCAGCGGGCGCATCACTTCGTCGCCGGGTCGAAGGTCGGCCGCCGTTACCCACCGCCATCGAGCCGCCCTATCGCGACGCTTGGCAAGCCACGGGTGCTCACGGTTACATCGGACCGAGCCGTAGGGTGTCGCGACGCGCAGCAGCGCAGTGCGGCGCGGCGTGTTGCCGGTTACGACCGCCCGTCGATACAGCCTTCCCCGAGACGCGATGCCTCCGGTCCGCGGCGGCGCCTCCTCGTCAAAGGCGATCAGCTCGTCACCAACGACCAAGTCGCCGGCCGGACGCCAGACGAGGTCAGCGCACAATACAGGGGTGTCAATAGTCACGCACTGTACGGCCTTTTCTGCCGCGAGCAGTGCCGCGGTCAGAGCCTGCCCCTGAGCATCGAAGCGCTGCTGGTAGCGAAGATCCATCTCGGCCAGCAGCGCGCGCACGTGGTCGAGCGCGCTGACCCCGCGCATCAGCCGCAGCCGAGCTCGGCCCGCAGGTTATGGATGTCCGCCGCCACCCGCTGCCCGGTCGGGGTCTGCGGCGGTGTGGCCCGGTACGCCTCGTCCAACGTGGTCAACAGCTTGCACCACCGCTGGTCGTTCGCCCGCTCCGCCTTGTCCTGCTGGGAGATGGACCAGTTCGTGTAGGCGTACCCGCCACCGCCGAGCGTGATCATCGATAGCCCGATGGCCGCCAGCGCACCGAGGCGTCGCTTCGACATTGGTCCGGTCATCGCCGGCTCAGTTCGAAGATGGCGGTGATGGCGACGGCAGCGGTGACGAGGCAGGTGCTGAGTCCGACCCAGATCCGGGCGTACCAGATTCCGCCGATTGCGCCAGCCGCCGCGCCCCCAGCGCGCCGGGGATGCCCAGGAGTGCGGCCATGACCAGCATCGCCGTGGGGTCGACCGAATTGTGGTACAGCATCCACCCCACCCCGAACGATCCCGTGAGTGTCGGCACGACGTCGCGCACCAACACCGTGATCAGTCCGATGACTCGCTCCGCCTTCACGCACCGCCGCTCCTATCTCCGCTTGCGGTACCCACCGATCAGCGGGTCGGTATGCCCTGCGACGGGGTCCAGGTCGCAGAGGTTGTGCGGTCAGGCGTCGTACTGGTCGGCGCCGGCGTGCGCCGCGGCGGCCAGGACGGCGCGCAGTTCGGCGACCGCGGCGAGCACCGGTGCGTTGTCGACGCTGCCGCCGGCCGCGCTGAGCAGGTCGTCGATGTGGTTCAGCCGGTCACCGATCGGCGCGAGCGCCGCCGATACGCGGGACGCGACCCGGGTTTCGATGTCGATGCCCCACACGTCGAGGTCCCCGCCGGTCGAGTACGGGGTGCCCATGGTGCCAAGGAGGGCGGCCTGGTGGACCTGCTGGTCGCTGATCGGTCCGGTCCCGTTGGCGTACCAGGCGCCCGGGACCGGCCGGCGCCACATCCCGTCGACGAGCCAGAGTTTGCTGTCGGCCTTGATGAGCATCTGTCGACCCACGTCGTCGCCTCCTGTCGTCGCGTTGGTTGGGGGTTTGCCGCTGACGTACGCCGCGACCATGGGCAGGAAGACGTCCCACGGGAACTGCTCGCCGGGATCTTCGTGGGTGCCGCCGTCTTCGGGGTACGCCCGGGTGATGTCGACGTGCCCGACGATCCCCCGCGGGCCGGCGGAGTTCGCGGTGTACCAGGCCGCGCGGGTCTCGGCGACGCTGAGCCGGCGGACCGGCAGGCCGTACTTCTTGCAGTCCTCGGCGACCCACCTCGCCGCCTGTCGCAGGGTGCCGTAGCTGGCCTCGTCGAGCCACTGGGCCCGGGTCTGCTGGGTGCCGCACAGCTCGTGGTGGATGCCGAGCCGGTTCCCTTTGCTGAACGCACTGTTCGACCGGTTGGAGGTCAGCACGCACTGCACGGTGCTGTTGCTGTCGTGGAAGAAGTGGCAGCTCGTGCCGTCCGTGCGGCGCTGGTCGTACGCCGCGCCGTCCTCCGCGCTGGTGCTGCGCTCGGCGCCGGCGGTGTAGTGGATGACCGAGTACATGACCCGACGTCCGTCCCTGCCGGTTCCGTAGGCGGCCGGCTGGACGAACAGCAGCTCGGGATGCTCCGGTGACTGCATCGACGCCTCCCCGGTCAGATGTCCACGCCGGTGTCTGTCGGGTCCGGCCCGGCCATGAACACGTACAGCTCGATCGGCTGGGTCGCGGAACCGGTCATGGTCACGTTGTTGCTGCCGCCGGCCCGGGCGACGGTCAGAAGGACGCTGAGGGTGACCGTGCCCGGCGCGATCGAGCAGCACATGACGTGGGACTGATTTGGGGCGAACGCGCTGTTCGCGTTCGACTCCATCGTGATCAGCACGGTGTCGGAGGTGCCGGCGCTACCCGATGTGCTGTACCGGAGGTTGGCCTTGCCGGTCTCGCCGGAGGTGACGTTGACCCGCAGGTTCGACGTCATGACCATGTACCGGTAGCCGGTCCGGCAGGAGATCGAGTCCAGTCGCAGCACGCCCAGTTCGGTGCCGGAGAACGTCTTGTCCGAAACCCGCTGGCCGTAGGCGAGCAGCGTGCCGTTGGCCGGCACCCACGCCGAGCCGTCGTACGGCTCGATCTGTTTCGTGCCGGTGATGTAGGAGACCATCCCGGCGACCGGGGAACTGACCGCCGACGTGCGGGCGCCGGCGGACGCGTGCGGCGTGACGACCTGGTCCCGGACGTTGGCATTCGCCCACGAAGCCGTGATGGTGGTGCCGGCCACGAGCGTCGTGTAAGGCATCTACGCCTCCCCCTGCTGGCCGTGCCAGGTGCCCATCGGGCGGTCGTCCGCCTCGGCGGGGATCGGGTCGTAGCCGAGCCGCAGGTAGGCGTAGCGGGCCGGGACGCCGAGCAGCCGCAGCGCCTTCGTGGCGGTGGAGCCGGCCAGTTCGCCCATCACGGACGCCTCGTACTCGGTGGTGCAGTGGCCGGCGCCGCAGCACCGGTCGAGGTTGTCCGGGCGGCCACCGCCGACCTGTACCGCCCACCGCCACCCGTCCGGGCAGCTCGGATGCACGTCCGTGTCGATCGGGTGCACGACCACGGTCACCTCGGGCAACGGGACGTCGTCCACGGGCCTCCTCGGTCAGAAGAACCAGAGCGCGGAGTCGAAGAGTCCGGTGTCCCAGCGGCTACCGGCGAAGGCGACATATGCGGTGGCGGACCACAGCTGCCAGGTGGTGGTCCAGTCGTCCGGGGTGATGTCGTGCGCAACCCCGGCGACATGGCAGGCGCGGGTGATGGAGAACCCGCCGGGCGGGGTCCGGACCACGGTGATCTGATCCCGGACCAGGCGCCCGAGCGCCTGCGGAAACAGCGTCGCGGGGATCTTGCGGGGCTTGATCTCCAGCTTTGTCACCCGGTACTCGGGGTCCTTGTACTGCTGGACCACCCACTGGGCCAAGGCCAGCGCCTGCGCATCGGTTTCGCAGATCAGTGCCGTCTCGGTGCTGCGACGGTCCTCGTAAAGCGCGCGCGATGTGGCGTCGAAGACGTTCTGAGCCGTTCCGCCGGTGCGGGTGTAGCTCGCGTAGTTGACGACCAGATCGGCGGAGTAGGCCACCTCGATGTCGGTGTACGGCAGGCCGGTGCCGTCGTCGGCGAACGTCGCCTGCGAGGTGATTGAGCGGCTGTTGTCGATCAGGGCCGTCTGCTGGTCGAAGGTGACCGCGCCGTCGGCGGCGACGTACAGCGCCCCACCCTCGGCCTTGACCGTTTCCTCCAGGCCCTGGAGGGTGTCGTCCGACAGGTCGGTGGCCTGGAGCGTGGTGACACCGACGTCGATGTCCCGGACGCCGGTGTGGCCGGCCGCGTCGAGCCAGCGGTGCACGCGAGCGCCGGCCAACTCGCCCGCCCCCGTGGGGGTGACCGCCATGCCGTCCACCGCTCCGAGCGCACTGAACTCGTCCGCGCACGGCAGGGTGGAGACGGCGTCGCCCTTGCCGGTCGCCCCACCCGACCAGGACTCCAGCCAGTCCAGCACGTACCCGCGGTAGATCGGATACGTGACGCCGGCGTAGGCGGCGGTGATCCGGATCGGTCGGAGTGGCCGGATCTGGGTGATGCCACCGGAGACGTAGGGGCTGCTCATGTTGGCGGGGCTGAACCGGCCGTCCCGGTTGTTCAGGACGACCGAAGCGGTACCGGACTGCCACACCTGAAGGCCGCCGGAGCCCTTGGTGCCGCGCCCGAACGCCCGGTCGGTGCCGACCCTGCGCACGTAGGCCGACACGTCGGTCCAGACGATGTCCGGTCCCCAGGTGCTGGTGTCCCAGATCCCGGCGTCCCACAGCCCATATGTCGAGGTGGCCGCGGACAGCGCCACCTCGACCGTGAAGGTGACCCCGTCGTACCAGGTGACCGACACTGCGGCCCCCTACCGTCGCCAGCCCGACCCGGAGGTCCGCTCGTAGGCCTTGATCGCCTCGATGACGGCCTTGCCGGTGTCCGCCGCCGTGGAGCCGACCGGCGCGTTGACGGTGAGGTAGTTGTTCATGACCGGTGAGGCGGTGGCGGCGCCGGTGGAGGCGGGACGGGAGGCCGTCGCCCCGCTGCTTGCGCCCATGAGCTGTGCCGACTTCATCGCGTTCAGAACTGTTTCCCCGCCCGCGAACTTGACCAGCTCCGGCCCGTGTTCACCCACCCATGCCCAACCCGGTGGCGGGCTACCGCCTACGGCGTAGCCCTTGATGACACCCGCACCGACACGCTGGTCCTTGGGGATGCTGCCGACGGTCCGGTATTCGAGGGTGAAGGTCGTGCGGACGCTCTTCGGGATCCGGTTCAGGGTGCCGATCAGGTTGTTGATCTCGGCCTCGGTGAATCCGGCCGCTCGCGCCGTGGCCCTGATCTGCTCGACCTGGGCCTGGTAGGCGGCGTTCGCCCTGTCGATCGCGGCGGCGGACGCGTTCTCGCCGCCGGCCAGGGCGATGTCCGCCAGCCGCTTCGCCTCCGCGGCGCGCACGCCCGACAGGAGAGTCTCAGCATTGGCGCGCCCCTTGGCGTTCGTGATGTCGAGGCTGCGGCCGTTCTCCTTCGCGGATTCGGTGATCGCATCCAGGGCCGCCTCGAAGTTGATCGAGGCTTCCTTAGCGCCGAGTTCGGTGTTGATCAGGTCGTCGAGGTTGCGGCTCAACTGCTGGGCGGCCCGGGCGGCGGCGGAGGTGGCCTCAGCCTGCCGACCCATGCCCAGCGCCGCATCGTCCGCAGCTTCCCCCGTCGCGGTGAGGGAGATGATGGCGCCGTCGGCGCCGTTGTTGAAGTTCTGCCAGAAGTCCGCCGCACCCTCGAAGGCCTTGCCGATGCCGGGGATCTTCGACAGCCCGACGGTCACGGTCTCCAGGTTGCCGGTGAACTGGTCGAAACGCTTGCTCAACGCCTCGACCACATCACCGATGATGATCAGGGTGCCGCCGACGATGGTCGCCACGGCGCGCATCCCCTTGACCGCCCCGTCCCCACCGCGGGCGAAGCTGGCGAACATCTCCGAGGCCGCCTCGCCGATCAGCGGCAAATCGCGGGCCAGCTCCTTCAGTACCGGCACGGACGCCTTCACCGCGTCGCGGAAGCCGGGCATCGCATTCACACCCAGCCCGGCGATCCCCTCGGCGAGAGGCTTGATCACGGGGAGGATGTCGGCGATCGCGCCGCGCACGTCCTCGGACACCTGCGTCCACGCGGCACCGAACACCCGGGCCGACGCGACCAGTGGTCCCTCCGCCCCCTGGGCGAGGGAGGTGATCTGCTTGCCGATCGGCTGGAACACGTCCGCGAACGCGGCCTGCACCACGTTCGACGACTTCGCCGCCAGCGCCACCACCCCGGCCAGGACCGCGCCACCGATCGCGGCCAGCAGCAACCCGTTCAGGGCGGCACCGACCGCGGAGGCCAGGAGTGTGGCCATCGCCAGTCCGGCACCGACGATCGCGGCCTTGGCCTCGACGGGCACGTTGGCCCACGCCTGCGAGATCGCCGCACCGAGCCCACCCTGCCCGGACAGCACATTGTTGATCTGCGCCCGGAACCCCAGTAGACCGCGTTGCGCACCGCGGAGCGGGTTGTTCGCCTGCCGGTTCGCCCGGTCCATCGCGACCCGCAACCGGTCCGCCTCCCGGCGGGCCTCGGCGAGTTGGCGGGTGATGTGCTGGACCCGGTCCCCACCATCCGTGAACGCCCGGTTCAGCCGGTTCTGTTCGTGGGTGGCGTCCTCCATCGCCTCGCGGAGGCGCTGCTCCTCGCGCTCCATGTCGCGGAGGTGGTCCTCGGCCTGGCGGAGCTGGTCAACGAGGGCCTGCGGTGCGGCGTTACCCAACGCGTCGACCTGGGCGCGGAGCCGGCGCATCTCGTCGGCCGCGTCATCGGCGGCATTCGACGCGGCGTCGAACTCCCGGGTCGCCTGTGCCGCCCGGGCCGAAGCGACGGTCAGTTCGTCGCCGAGCTGGTCAGCCTGCCGCTGCGCGACATCCAACGCGCCGGCCATGTCCCGCACGGAACGGGACGCCTGGTTGAATTCGCGCCGCGCGTCGGCGGCGGCGACATCGACCCGGAGTTGCACCACGGGGTCACCCCCGTTCGGCCGCCGCCGCTTTGTATGCGTCCACGTAGGTGACGGCCTGAAGGAAGTGCCGGTAGGGCCAGCGGCGCACCTGGTCGGGTTGGGCGCTCAGGATCCGGATGAAGTCGATCCAGTGCTTGTCGATGAGGTCTTTGACTTTGCCGGGCGGCGACCAGGCTTCTTGCGTCGCTCTGCCCGGTTGGCCGGGGGGTCGGCATCACCCCATTCGGCGATGGCTTCCTCGGCGGCGGCGACCTCGGCGGGCAGTGGTTCCCAGGTGATCCCGGACCACGCCTGGACCTTGGGTTTGAACGTGGCCACGGGGTCGACACAGCCGGCCTTGCGCCGGGCGATCCACACCACCGCCCGCAACGCCTGGGTGGACTGGCGGAACAGGTGACGCAGAAGCTCCGGCGGGCTCATCCCCCACGCGTTCTCCACCTGCTCGATCAGCCCGGTCTCCTCGTCGATCAGTTCGATCAGGGAGATCTCCACCCATTCCGGGCCGCCGTAGCGGTCGCGGTCGGCGTCGCACATGCGGATGCGTGGCATCTCAGCCCGCCTCCCGCCGCAGCTGTTCCTCGGTGCGCTGGACAGCCCGCGCGACCTCGCGGTTGAAGTCCGGGATGTGCGGCCTCAGGGTCTTCCACCACACGTTCGGGGCGTTCTGGCTCGCCCAGGCCCGACGCCGGCCCATGATCGGGTGGCGCCAGCGGTGGGCGTCGCCGACCACGAACTTCACGACCCGCCGGATCCGCGGCGGTACCCGTTCCTCCTTGAGGACGATGTCCACCCGCGCACCGGAGGACAGGGTGGACACCTGCGAGTCGACCGCCCGGGCCATCGGCGCCCGAAGGCCACGGGACGGGATCGCGGCGCGGAACGGCCGACCCCGACCGGTGCGGCGACCGGCCACGTCGGCGGCCCGGATAGCGGCCTTGACGTCGCGGACCGCTGGCCGGGCCGCCGCCTTGAGTGCGACGACAAGTTCGCGGCGCAGGTTGTTCGGGGCGTGGTCCAGCGCCGCAGCGACCCGGGGCAGATCCTCCCGGCCACGGAACCGGATGCTGGCCACTAACCGACCTTGGCGATGCTGCTGGCCGCGTTCCAACTGGCGCTGACCTCGGTCGCCCCCGCGACAGCGGCGTTGATCGACATGTCGGCGAACACGGTGCCGAAGAAGTACTGCGCGGTGTTCAGGCTGCTCGGGTAGAGGTAGAACCTGCGGCTCAGCCCGTCGATGGCCGCGGTGTAGGTCTGCGGCGTGGAGTCGTCGTAGAAGCCGGCGAACTCGCCCTGAGCGTCGGCGATGCCGGCCACATACGTCTTTGTCGTCTCACCGAACGCCGTCACGTCGATCTTGTCGGACGTGAAGTTCATCGACCACGTGTTCTGGAACGTGATCGGGCTGGCCGCCGCGCTCGTGGTGGCACCCAGGTAGATCACGGCGTTACGGCCGGCTATTCTACCGATCCTGACCAGCTCCTAAGGGCTAGGCTGTCATACGTGACAACCGCTTGTTCCGAGACGAATTGCACCCGCCCCGTTCGGGGCCGAGGTCTGTGCGGAACGCACTACGCGTTCCGGAGAAGGCACGGCACCCTGCCCCCGCTCGCGCGCCAACCGCTGCGCGTTGTCGGCTGCATGGCCGAGGGCTGTACCAGCACCCTCAAGGGAGGTCATGGCTACTGCTCAATGCACTACCAGCGGCGGAAATATCGCGGCACGCTTGACCAGCCGATTGCTACCGCGACAGACGCGGATCGCTTCCGGGTCAAAGTCGACGCGAGCGGCGGCAATGCCGCGTGCTGGCCGTGGACCGCCAAATTGGAGACGACCGGCTACGGGCGCGTGTGGTGGAATGGCCGGGAAGAGTCGGCGCACCGGGTGGCGTACGTCCTCAGACACGGCCAGATTCCGGATCAGCTCGTAATCGATCACGTGTGCAACACGCGATCCTGCGTGAACCCCGACCACCTACGGGCCGTGACCCATCGCGAGAACAATGCGCGGAGTTCGTCGCCGAGTGCGATCAACGCCATCAAGACCCATTGCAAGTGGGGTCACGAATTCACGCCGGAGAACATTTACGTGCCGCCTAAGAATCCGAAATCGCGGCACTGCCGACGATGCATCGCGCGACGCGACGCCGAGGCGGTTGCGCGGGCCCGGTCACGGTCCGTCAAGCAGACGCAATAGGCGTGCGGCAGCGTTGTCGAACGTTCGATCAGCGACGGCCTCGCGGGCCTTGAGTGCGGCGGCCTGCCGCTGGTCGTCGTGGGCGAGCCACCACCGCAGCTGCTCGGCGGCCTGCTCCGGGCAGGTGAACGTCGGCAGCATCGGCAGCAACTCGTCGCCCTCGGGTCTCGGGTCGCGCAGGAAGAAAGCGCCGATGGCGGCCATCTCCACCTCGCGCGGCCCGATCGACCAGCCCCGCGTCGCACCGTCCTCGGCCTCGCGGCGGTAGAGGTTGATCCCGATCCGCATCGACCGGTAGACCTCGACCGTCGCGGCGTTGTCGAGACAGTCCGCCGGGCCGGTCGCGACGAACCGGTGCAGTGGCGAGTCGGTGCCGAGTTGCTGCCAGTTCCCGGCGAGAAGCACGTCCAGGCCGGCGAGGTCCATCCGCTCGAAGAAGCCGATCCGGCTGGCGTATCCGGTGCCGACGAACGCGAGGTCACAGGCCAGCGCCGGGTCCACCGGGCCCGGGGAGTGGAGGGTGGGGCGGTAGCAGTGCCCGGCATGCGCGGCGCGGCTGACCCGCTGAAAATCCTCGATGTTGATCGGGTCGGTCAGCAACACGAGGTCGCAGTGGCTGGCCAGTTCCAGCTCGCGGGTGTGCTCGTAGGGCTGCTCCGTCAGGATCGCGACGACCCGCACGCCGTCGCGGCGCGCGAGTTTGAGCAGGTCCGTGTCGACGAAGAAACCACTGGTGATGAGCAGGACGTCGGGGCGGACCCGGTACAGCGCGCCGGCGAGCCGGCCGGCGGCCAGCTCGGTGGCCTGCTGCCCCGACAGCGCCTTGCGGAAAACATGGCTGCCGGCCTGGAGCAGGACGCTGTCGTAGAAGGTGAGCGCGTCGCCGAGCGGGTAGTCGACGACCCGCTGGCCGGCGGCGCGTAGCGCCTCGACGTAGCCGGTGTGCACGTCCAGGACGCTGAAGCCGGGGCCCGGCGCGCAGGCCAGCCACCTCACGTTTCCACCTGCACCACGAACTCGACCCCGAGGTACGCCTGGCCCTCGATCTCGTACTCCTGGTAGCCGGAGGAGGAACGCACGACGGCGAAGGCCACGATCCCGGCGAGGCTGCCGTTGACAGCGGTCCGCACGGCGGTTGTCGAGGTGGGGGTCGGGTCGCAGATCGCGTCGAGCTTCGCCCTGCCGCCGCGGTCGCTGGCTTTGCTGGCGAGCACGATGATGCCGAAGTTCAGGGCGTCGCCGGCGCGGTCGAACGCCGAGTCGTAGGTCGCGCCGGCGTACTCGACCACCGCGACACTGGCGTTACCGGAGACCGGGATCGGGCCGGCGAACTCCTGCACGATCCGGACGGAGTCGAGAGTGGCGAGCCGGTCGGCGATGGCGTCGCGGATCTCGCTGAGGGTCGCCACCGCTCACCTCATCAGGATCGGCGTGAGCCGGTACGGGGCGAGCATCTCCATGGCCGGGCTGCTCATGCGGGCCCGAACGGCTCCGTAGTCGCCGTAGCCCTGCACGCCGAACGCCATCCCACCGAGCTTCAGATAGTCACCGGACAGGATCTTCGCGGCCTCGGTGATGGGTGCGGGGACCTCGGGCCAGCCCCACACCCCAACGATCTGGACCCGGTCCGCCCGTGAGGACGGTGTGTACGCGGTGGCCGGAAAGGTCAGCGCGGCGACGGTGCGGATCTCGGTGTACGGCTCGGATTCGATCTCGACGGCGGCGTTGACCGGCAGGAGCTGGTAGTCGGTGGTGGTCCACGTGGTTTCGAAGGTGCCGTCGCCGGCCGAGTCCGTCTTCAGCGCGGTGACGGACACGAGGTCGGGGACCTTCAGGCAGTACCAGTTGTCCGGCGCGAACGTTTTCGTTGCGGTGACCCGGTTGAAGTGCCGGTCACAGTGCCGGTCGATCCACCGCTTCACAGCACGGCAGGCGGCCAGGATGGCCACGTCGTCGAGGGCGTCGCTGATCCCGGTGCGGTCCTTGAGCAGCTCCGGGGTGCAGTACAGGCCGGACAGGTCCGTGGACACGACAGCCCAGGTGCCGGCCACCACATCGGTCGCGGTGCCGGTGCCGATCCACACGTACTGCCAGGTGCCGGCGGCGGTGCAGGGGATGTCCTTGTGGTAGACGCCCGTCGAGTCCCTGGTGATCTCGGCCAGCGCGTAGGTGTAGGTCGTCGCGGTGCCCGAGGGGTCGGTGATGACGAGGGACACCGTGGTCGGGTCGGTGGCGACGTCGCTGACCTCGAAGGTGTTGGTGACCGTTGCGATCTCGTTGGTGTTGGCGAAGAACACCTCGGCGGCCACTACTCACCCCCGGTGACGGTCGGCGCGGAGGAGCGTTGCGCGGTGACGGCGGCCATGGACGTCCGTCGGGCGGTGACCGTCGGCGCGGAGATTCGCCGGGCGGTCACCGCGGCCGTGGAGGTGGCGCGATGGAAGGCGCCACCGACGATGGCCTGGTTGGTGACGGCGCCGGCCGGTGCCGCCGAGCCGGTGAACCGCTTCGCCGCCTGCTTGAGCAGTGACCCCGCCGCGGCCAGGGTGCCGGCGAGGGTCTTGGTCATGGAGCGGGTCAGCGTCGCGGCCGGTGCGAGGCTGCCGGCGAGCGCCTTGCCGGTCTGGCGGACCAGGGCACCGGCGGCGGTGAGCGTGCCGGCGAAGGAGCGCAGGACCGCCTTCGCGGCCGCGAGAGCACCTGTCGGGGTGATGGTGCCGGTGAGGCGCTTCGCGGCCTGCTTCGCCAGTTCGCCGGCCGGGGAGAGTGTTCCGGCGGTGGCTTTCTGGTCCTGCCGGACGAGGCTGCCCGCCGGGGTCAGGGTGCCCGCGAAGCTGCGCAGGAACGCCTTGATGACACCGAGCGCACCGGTGGGGATGATGCT